ATGGTGACAAATCTACGTTTGATTTTTATGGAACTGATGCCACTGGTTCAGAGGTTCGCATTTCCCTTGGTGGATGCCCCGCTTGGATCAAGCATATGTCTTTTGGTCCTCAAGACCCCCTAAATATCTCCGACGCAATTGAGCGTCATGTTCGTTACATCTCTGTCACCGATAACCGTGGCAAGGTTGTTTACGAGCAGTTCTTCGACACCAACTAAAGGATACTATGAATAATTCTGATTATAACGATTTCAACAACTGGCAAAACGGAGACGAGAATGAGATGAATAATCCCAACAACTGGTTTCCCAAGGGCGGATTCTTCTATTACGGATCCAGCAGTGATGCTTTCAAGAACATGTGGAACAAGATCAATAAAAACGAGGATCCAATGGAGTACATGAAGCAGTACTTCCACATGGATGATCTCAAGCCACAGAAAAAGCCCCGTAAGATCTCACATCATCAAAAACATGATCCAAAGCCAGCAATGTTTGGTCAAGATGATTATATGAAGCTCATTGAAATTCGTGGCTATCTGAATATTACCGAGCAGCATGCTCACGTAAAGGCTTTGGATAAGCTTCTCAATCAAATTCAAATTGTTTGGAAGGAGAACAAATGACATATATTCCAGGATCGGCATACGGTGCTGGCTTCAAGGCCAGAATGGAGGGAAGCCCCAGAGACATGCTAACCTCTGACATGAATAATGTCTATATTCAAGAATGGTTGGTGGGCTGGGATGATGCACACAAAAAGATAATTGCAGAAGCCAGAGAAAACTCTGGATGCAGCAAGCCTAAATGCTGTAAAAACTTTATTCAGGATTGAAGAAACCCCCCGAAAGGGGGTTTTTTAATTTTCTCCGCGAAGAATCTTATATAATCTGGCCAACGGCTCTTCACCAAATAAATCTGGCCATGCACTCTCGTCTTCGTCAGTTCGGCCCATGAGAGCCATGTTATCTTTTCCTACATTCGCAGCCAGTCTATCAAATCCACGTTTGGATCTGGCAAGCTCCCTCGACAAAACTTGAGGTTCGTGTCTTCTGACACCGCCTTTCAGCTTTTCTCCTTCGGTTCCGTAAACAACTCTAGCTGGTTCTGTTTGAATATGCCCGGCAATTTGTTCTGCGCCAATGACATGTCTTTGCAGACCACCAAAATTTCTAGTTGTACCCGGAATAGCCAAAGTTATTGGCAAGCCTTTTTCTAATACTGCAGCACCCAATCCGGTACGCATTTTTTCTTGTACTTCAGCTGTGCTAGACCAGTTTTTTGCTGCAGACCTAATCGCCACTTTTTGTGATTCCAGCTCTTCTAATTTTTTACTTTCTGCTCTGGTAGCTGTTCTGGTACCAATATCTTTTACTATAGCTTCTTGTTCTTGTTTTGCCTTCCAAAATCTTTCAGGAGAGGCTTCCTCTGGAGGTGTAAGATCCAAAGTATCCAATCTAATTGGATTGGTAGCAGTTCCCATTTTTACATCAGTTCCGACTATCTCGGTTCCTTTTAGGAATACAGCATCAATTGGCGAGGTGTCTGATACCCCACCTTTTTCTGATGTCTTTGCTGCAAGATCTAAAAATTTTGCTCGAACTTTATCAGGGGCACTTTTAAAATCTGCGGCTGAGGAGATAAGTCCTTCAAGTCCAACTACGGCCTCTACTTGACCCCTAGTGAGTTTCTTTCCACTTTTTATTGCCGTATCAGCTCCAGTTTGTTGAACAGCATCTAAATTTTTAGATAATATTGTTGAAAAAATTTGACGTTCTGTATCCTCTAGCAAAGAGGCACAGTCATTCATAAATTCTTCTTTTAATCTTGTTGGTTTAAAATTTAACCAGTGAACAGTTGATTTGCCTGTATCGGGATCAACTGATCTTACTGCAAGCTTCTTGTTTGGATTTCTCAACGCATATCGTCTGAGATAACGAGTATTTTCCCCGTCTTCCAGATCTCCCCATTTGGTAGCACTCTGAAATGACTTTAGTTCCTCTGGACATACATCAAATATATCACAGGCGTCAAGACCTTTTAAGACTGGTTCAACCCTTTTTTGTGTCTTTCCCATCGGAGGATCGTATCCAGAAACTCCACCGGTATTGTATCCCGGCGAAGACCCAGCAACGGCCATACCTCCTGCTCCCATATCCTCATTAAGTTCGACCAAGGATGCTTCTGGGTATCCTGCTTGGGCCAAGTAGCCTTCCATGAGGCCAATGTATTCGTCTTTGGTGACACCGAAATACTCAATTGATTCCGAGAACAACTTCATCGTAGTGAGATAATTGTTCAGTTGTGCTTTGGTCATTCCGGAAGGCAGTTCATCGAATATCTTCTTTAGTTTGATGACAAAGTATTCAAATGGATCTATGCTGCTCTCCGGCTTCATTACATTCCCGCTTGCATCAATTACACCGGACCGGTATGCTTGTGTATTGGTATATGGTTCCGAGATTGCTTGTGCAAATCTATTAAAATAAAAGGAGGGAATGTATTGTAAGCTGTTCATTGTTCTGTTTGGGCCAGTTTGCGGTCCACCCTTGGATCAGTGTTCAACTCCGAATATTTTACTTCAGGCAGATCTTTGATGTCAAAATTTAAAAATACTGTAAACGACTTTAGATACGAATACAGTTTTGGTTCTACCTTGAAAAATAAAATTCGAGCTGTATTGTGCTCACCAAAAACATTTTTCAGTATTATGATGTGATTGATGATCAAACGCTCTCGAATTGACTTGAGAGTCTTGTGTTTGTGAATCTTTTGAAGAAGACGCTTTACGTACTTTATTCTCTTCAAATCATCGATAAATTCGTTTTTCCCGGAGCATTCGCTGTTGAAATAGCAACTCTGACAGAATAAAATAAAGTTTTCTTCTGTCAATGGTTTGCTTTTATCTAGCATGCAGGTATCAGTGCTGGCATCCACAATCATTGGCTGGTAGATCTTGGTTATATGAAGATGTAGCTGTTGGAGCGATAACCATGATCATTTTACGTAGATGATTTGGCTGCTTTACGATGTCGATGTTCAGTGCAAGTGAGTGCCCAATTTTTTCCTTGATGCCATCGCCTTGCTTGAAGCCCTTTACATTTACGTCCTCATATGGGTTTTGGCCATATACGCCCAATTGAGGGCTTCCGTATTGTACTAGCTCAAAGGTGTTCAAGCCATCGGTAAGTGGTTGCTTTGGTTGAGCAAAGTCAAGACCATAAAGATTTAATTTTTGCTTGACGACAGCGACCATGCTGTCTGGTTCAATGTAGTCCCGGCCACTGAAACTGTAGAGCATGGCGTTGATCGCGTCGATATGGCGAGCCATTCCAAGATTGAATGTACCCTTGTCTGTTACTGTAGATGGGCCCTTTGGTGCTTGTGGATCTCCGATATAGAGACCGCCTCCCATGGTATGTTCGCCTGCTTCTTCGGCCAAATTGGTTATTTTGTTGAGTAAATTTTTAAATTTCATGGCTGTCCTTTATTTAGCGTGTCTGCTTACCATCCCATATAGATCTGGGTTATAGGTTCTTTCGTTGATTTGTTTTAGAATCGAAGTCTCTATCGATTCTGATACTTTTTTCCATTTTCCACCCTTGCTCTTATAGCACTTGGATGCCCATGCGTTGGCGTAGGCGGAAGGATAGACATCAAATTTATTCTTGGCTTGTTGAATGCACGAATTCCATCGAGCCTTGTCCTTTGGCTCATTTTTGCTTCCCTCTTGGAGGTCGCTGTTTTCTTTCAACATGGAAGTTACAGATTGCGTGCTCCAGGTCTTGCATGCCCAGTAGCGAGCTTTCCATCTCGGTCCTGGATTATCGCAATTATGACGAGCACGGAAATTGCGTCTGCGATCAGGATCATCACGCTTGATTTCCATGTTTGGATCGCCAAAGTTTACCTTGACGACATTACCCTTATCATTCTTGACGTAGACTTTGTACTTCTTTACATCGCCTTTCATGATCTTGTTTAGCTTGACCTTTTTATTGGTCTCTTCGTAAATGCCTACAAGATCACCGTACTCATTTGTCTCTTCACCCTCAGTTACATCGACAAATCCCATTATTGTGTCTGGAGTAAAGACTTCGTATATTGGGCAACCTTCACTGTTTGTAAAGCTTACGTAATAAGAGCCTTCATATATTTCAACCATGTCTACATTAAAAATTTCACCAGATTCATTTATTACAAGATCGCATGGAAGCAGTTCTCTGGCTTCGATGCTTACGAATGGAAGACTTGGAACGACATTCATGCTCTCCACGATGAAGTGCTCAAAACATTCTTTTAATTCAGTAACACCGGTTTTTACATATACCGGCTTCTTTCCCTTACCTTCAACAGATCCTTTTTTGCCTCTACCTGCTTTTTTCTGGGCTACTCTTTTGCGGCGGACAAAGCTGGCTATCTTCTCTTTTCCTAGCTTTTTTGCCTTCTGTTTGCTCAGGCATGCAGAATAAGAATCTCCCTCGTCTGCGTCTCCGCACTTTCCTACGCGCTCACCCTTGGTATTATAGCGATCCCATCCTGGACCACCGCCAGCAGATTCCTTGTTGAACCATTTGCCAAGCCCTGAGTTTGCATATACTTTTTCAAGTATTACTTCGACGTTTTCTGAGCTCATTTCCAATCCTTGTTCTGTTTTTCACCTTTGCGGTGGCCATTGTCAGATCTATTCTCTGACTTTTTTCTTACACGTAAATTATTTATACCTTTTGATCCACCGTGACGGAGAGGCTTTTTATGGTCAATGTCCTTGCCATCGCCTTTCTTGACCTTACCCTTCTTGATCATCAGCTCACGTGCAGCGGTTCTGGCGGCTCGTTCTTTTCTTTGCTTTGGCTTACCGTGGTAATTGCGGTATTCCATTTTGTAATCTCTCTTGTACTTTTCTTCAAGAATATCCTCGAAGATCAAGTCCAGGATTGCGTGGTTCTCGGCATATCTTTCGACAGCTCTCTCGAAGATCGATTGCAGATTGATATACACGTATTCCGCATTCTCTGTGAGCAAAGTTTCCCCGTCCAGCAGGATGGAGGCTTCGGATGGAGTAACCAATCCACGTCCGACAAGAGAAGAAAGAACAAAGTTATTGGAGAGAGATTCCAGAAGGAGATCATTGATTGCAATGATTCCTTCGCTCAATACCTCATTGCTTATGTTTTCTCCCTTCATTACGGGAATCTTTATTGTCTTCTTTCCGATTGTAACGTAGTTGTACTGAACAGAGTTCAGATCTGCTGTACTGAACCCTGGCAACAAACTGGCATTCAATAGGAAGTCATTGTTCTTGACAATGTAGTTAACCATGTAATTGTAGGGATCTATGCTGTCCTTCTTGATTAACATGGCCTCCAAAGATGGTTTTTCTTGTTCTTCTGTGGCTTCTACGACTGTGGTATACTTTTTAAACATTTCAGCCGATGAAGGCTTATATTTGGAAATGTTGCTGGAAGTCATTACATCCTTGGATGGCTTTACATCAAGATTTGAATTCTGCGAAATGGTTGCAAAATAATCATCGGTCATCGGCATTATTCCGTTGACTGTTATAAGATGATTGGGAGCCATCTCTGGGTCGGTGATTCCATCGCCACGAAGAACGGTCTTCAAGATTCCGTTGATGACCTCTTTCTTCAATGCATTTGACTTGGTTCCACCTTTCATAAAGGCTTTGGCACTTTCTTCCCAGCCCTTTTGATAACGCGAAGCAGAAGCCAAATCGTTCAAGTTTCCATCTGCATCAATTACGGTGCCAACTACTTTTCCAGATGCATCCTTGATTGGCATGCTCTGAAGCTTCTGTAGAAGCTTTGGATCGTTTTTGATTTCCGGCAATAGATTGTCGGGAACAAGGATGTCAGAGAAGGCTTCCATTCCCTTTTGCATGGTTTGGAATTCTGAAGAAAGTTTTGCATCGCTGGCGATCAGTTGCGGATTTCGCAATGCATTAGAGAGAGCAGATGCAATATATCCTTTGAACTGCTTATTCGACTGATCGAAGTCCGTAGTTGAAAGTGAGATTTCACCTCCTGCAGAAACTTTGAATTTATATGCGCCACATTCCATGTCGGCTGCACCTTCGGCATTTACCGGCTTACCTGTGGTCTCGATATTCGTTACGAGATTTTGAATGCATTGGTCACCGATCTGAGACAAGACTTTCTTTGCGGTGAAGAATGCGGCTCTTGTGAATTCTCTTCCTTCAGGAGCCAAGGCAAGATAGGTTTGTACCTCTTGTTCACTTGCACCGGCCTTGAGCTTTGCTAGGAAGATCAGTGCATTGAGAACTTGTTGATTATATGGAGTTCCGCTGGTATTGCTGAGACCGAAAGCAACCGTAAGATTTTCATAAGACATCTTGTCGAAGTCTGTATTTGCAGGGGGCTTTCTTATCATTCGGAAATACTCATTCCGAATGTCAGGTGGCATTGCGGCCAGCTGCTCAGGTGTCATCTGAGTCATGGTCTGCATAACCTGTTCTTTACTGAGCTTGGTTGCCTTGCGCTTTTCTTCCTTGACCTTTTCCTCTTCGGTCTTTGGCTTTGCTTCCCGGCGTGCTTCTTCTTCCTCTTTTTTGGTAGACTTCTCTCTGCCTACTTTTTCTTTTTCTTTTACATTTCCGAAGAGAAGCTTGGATGCTCTGGTTTGCTCAAATTTTTCATCTTTGAGAACGCGCTGCGCTTCTTCAATTGTCAGAACATCTTTATTAAGCTTTTCATGCTGGCTTCCGTTGAAAGAATCTTTAAAAATTAATTGAATGGTACCAGAACGGGTTTTTACCAGAACAACATCTTTGATTAGTTCTTGCTTTGGTTTTCTTTCCCTTGGGGTTTCTCTGGAGCGCTCTACGCGCTTTCTGGCAGCATCCTTGGCCTTATCGCTGGTGCTGGAAGCCTTTGCTGCCTCTTTTTTGGTGGCAGTACCGGGGCCCTCTGGGGCCTCTAGAAGAACAAATACATTATTAATTTTATCTAAAAGATTCTTAAAGTTCATCTCCAATTATTTAGGCTCTGGAGAATCCTTATATTGTTCCAATGGATTATATAATTTTAAGTTTTTGTAGCTTTTCATCTTTCCATTGGCTACCTTTTTCAGGTTGGCATAGTCTAAATTATTGTTTTTGGCAAACTGAGACAGATTTGGAATGGTCAAAATCTGATTAGTGGTCATATCCACCAATACAAATGTTTTGGTTATGGGAATCTTCTTTTTCTTTGGTTCCGGAATCTTTTCGTGTGATCCAACCGTTTCCTTGACCTCGCGGATTTCAGATGCCGTCCATCCTTTATATGTCTTTCTTTTACCGTTCATCAGCTCACAAATTTTTACAGCAGTCATGCCATTCTGTGCTGCAAATTCGGACATATTTTCAAAAAATACCTTTTCTCCGGTATCTACGCGCTTGAGCCAGTAACCGTTCTTTTCCTTTATGGAGCTAGTCCAAACCCAATATTTTTCATTTCTAGTGAAAAAGCCACCGTGTTCCTGTACAAATCTAAGACGATTTTTTTCTCCTCTGGAATTTTCGTTCATCTGACTCCACAGGCGTGTTCCTCGGGTGTTTACCAGATCTTCTACGGTTTTTTGTTCATAATATTCCATTGGTTGACTTATACTCCGTTATTAAGGACTTTAGAGGTCTTACGTAGTTTATAGGCTTTCCTTGGAAAACCTGTCTGAGTCCATCTTCGCACGCTATCAAAATTGCAAAGTTTTCTACTATGATTCCAGTTCTTTCCTGGAACATCAACGCATATGCTGTAGCCTGTGCAAAATAATTATCAATGTCCTTTTCTCTCTTTTCCTTGGTGCTTGCCTTAAAATCAATAATTGACAGCTTGCCGTCATACTCGGCAATACAATCCGTTCTTCCTGCAAGACCAAGAGTCTTCGACCACAGCGGGGTCTCTAAGGCCAGTATATTGTCTATTTTATCAATCTCTGGTCTTAAGATAGAAAAAAGAGCTTTGTAGTTTGAATGAAGATTATCATAATCTATAGGTTCATTCTTCAGGTATTGTTCAATAATACTATGAAACTTAGTTCCCCTTGTTGTGACCCGCTTGCTCTCTTCTGGGTTTTTCTTTCGCCACTCGGCAAAGAATTCCTGCTTCTTGAATCCAACTACGGTTGTCACCGATGGAAAAATTCCCTCTGGAGTTTCATACAGACGCTTACCGTCTGTGCTGACCTCTTTGAGGGAACCTGTTATTTCAATAGGTTTATGTGTAAAAACTTTTTCTGTACGACTTAACATAAAAATTCACCTTTATTATAACACGAGTTTTTTAAAAAACTACCTTTATCTCCAAACTTGTCTGGTAGCAAACTTACCCATTGCCTGTTGTCCTAGAGCAAGATCAATCTCGGTGCTTGCACCCTTTTCAGTGTATGCGGAGCTTTCAACAGATCCGGCACCGAATGGCCACCAGAATTTGAATCCTCCCTCTTCTGGTTTTTCTTCTTTACCTGATGGTGGTGGTGCAGAAGCATTTGGTGGAGGTGGTGGTGGTATTTTTGAAGGAGGTGGAGTATTAGGATTCGGATTGGGGTTCGGATTCGGATTCGGATTGGGGTTCGGATTCGGATTGGGGTTCGGATTCGGATTGGGGTTCGGATTCGGATTGGGGTTCGGATTCGGATTGGGGTTCGGATTCGGATTCGGATTGGGGTTCGGATTTGGTGGAGTACTTGGCTCTGGAGCTTTAGGTGTGCTTGGCTCTGGAGCTTTAGGTGTGCTTGGCTCTGGAGCTTTAGGTGTGCTTGGCTCTGGAGCTTTAGGTGTGCTTGGCTCTGGAGCTTTAGGTGGTTCTGCAGGCTTTGGTGTAGTAACAGGTGGTTCTGCAGGCTTTGGTGTCCAAGGAGTATAATCTGGTTTTGGAGTGACTTTAGGTGATTCCGGTGGACTAATCTCTGCCGGTGCTGGTTCAATGGAAGGTGGAGTTTTTGGTTGTGTTGCCTTAGCAATTCTTTCCTGATAAGCAGCAAACTCTTCAGGTGTCATTATTCCTTGTTGGGAAATACTTCTTGATATTTCATCAGGAAGCATCTGTTGACCTTGACTGTATTTTGATGCAATTTGCTCTGCATTTTTTATAATTTGCTCTGCAGCATCTTCAACCATCTCTAGCTCTCGCATTAACTCAGGCTCATAATTTATTTGAGTCAAAGCTGGATGTGATTTGAGTGTTTCTTTAATTATATCACGCAATTCCTGTCCTTGTAAACCCTGACCACTATATTCCAGTGCTTTATACTGGACATAATCTAGAATATCCTGTGCTCTAAACTTGGCAGTATCGGCAGTAAATTTTGCTGTTGGTGCACCTTTGGTTGCTAAAACAATTTCACCAGGAAATACTCTTGACGGAGGTATTAGTGGTTTTGCTGCAGTGCCCAAACCGCGCTCAACGGCAGCTGCTTCTCTGGCTGCTGTTCCAGCTTTTGCTGCTTTTGCTGCTTTTGCTGCTTCTGCTGCTGCCTTTGCTGCTTCTGCTGCCTTTGCTGCTTCTGCTGCAGCCTTTGCTGCTTCTGTTGCTTTTGATACAGCTCCCAAAACTCCAGAGGATTCAAATAAATTTTTATGTTTTATTTTTGGATAAGTAGATTTACCTAAAATAACTTTTTGAGTTTCTAAAATAACATTATTTAAAATATTTTTTCTTAAATCTTTGGATATTGAAGAATCAAAGTAACCACTTTCTACCAACAATGCAATATATGCATTTGTTTCGTAACGATATTCTAGTATATACTTTACTATATTATTTACTGGCATTTTGGGTTTCTCTAAGTTTTTTCAAATCATCCAACATCTTTTGATATGACTGCTGTTCTTCCGGTGTAAAAACTTCACCTTGAGCTTTTCTTCGATTAAGCTCATAAACCAAGTCTTTAACCTTATTTGATACATTTTCACTTTCTGGTGCGATACGACGTAAAGCTTCTTCTCCCGCTTTACGTGTTTTTAGTGCTTCTCGTTCTGCTGCATCAATGTAGCTGCGAATTTCAGTTTGAGGCAATCCTTCGCTCCCTTGCCAATTTACTCTAGGTTCGGCTTGAAGATCTATTAGTGCATTTCTCCTCTGGTTCTCCAGAGATGATCTAGATCCCCGCAAAGATGCACCCATTGTAAGTATATCTTCTCTTGAAAAATTTCCTTCTTCTGGGGTTAAACGTGTACCGCCATATTCCCAAGTCGATATACCACTTATTTGTTCGCCTTTTGCAATTTTATTTGCAGTCTCTTCAGCGTTTTTAAGAATTTGTTCTGCACTTTTTTCAACTCTCTCTGCATTTTGACCGAGTTCTGCAAATTTTGGATTATTTTTTAATGTTTCTCTAACAACATTTGCAAGATCTTCTCCCCTCAAACCTTGTTGTGCATGTTGTATTGCCTGCATCTGAATATAATCCATAGCCTGTGCTTCGAGTGCCTGACCTCTTATTGGAGTTATAGGCTGAACTCCAGATTGAGCCGGTAAAATAGCTGGACGCACAGGTTTAGTTGCTTCTGTGGTTTTTGTAGCTGCTTCTGCTGCTTTTGCTGTTGCCTTTGCTACTTCTGCTGCCTCCGCTGCTGCTTTTGCTTCTCTCGCTACTTTAGCTGCTTCAACTGCTTTTAGTGCTTTACTTATGGAACTTGATACACCTGGAACTTGCTCATGTAAATGGTATTTTTTTACCAAAGCGTGTGGATAGTGTACTCGACCCTCACATACAGCGTTACTTAACTCTGTAATTCTTTTTAAAATATCTTCACGGCAAAAATCAGAAATATGAGGATCAAAGTAATGACTTTCGCAAAGTAAAGCAATATATGCGTTGGTCTTATAACGATATTCCAGAATATGTTCTGTTAGATAATTTTTCATGATAAGTCCGCTTACTTCAATACTTAGGTCTGTGCACCGGATCGTATTGTGCATCTCTCATACGTTGTCTTGCCATTGCTTCAGATCGTTCTTTTTTTTCTCTTTCTGATTTTGATTCTTGTGCAAGTTCTTCTGTGCTGGGATAATCGGATTTTTCCATGCCAGCGGTCTTGAGACCCGATTCTTGCCAAGCTTGAACAACATCAGAAATATTGCTATGGATGCTTTCGCCACCAGCAAATTCCGGGAGTTTCATAGAACCGATTGCTTCTCCAGCTTTATAACCTCCATAAGATACAACGGGAACTAATGCCCCCGCAATTCCACCTGCGACGGCAGCTGATCCCACTCCAGAAGAAAGAGGAGCACCAGCAAGAACATTTCCAATAAGTTGACTGGTTGCTGTCATTGCTGCCCAATCTGCGGCATCTGTTGCAATATTTCTTACGGCTGGCATTTCACCCGCAAATGGATTAGTTTCCTCAAACCCCGCTGCTGCCATGGGAAGGTCTACGGCAGTTCTTGCCAGCATTCCAGCACCCAGAGGTAATGCAATTGCACCACCGAGCATAGCAGTTGTCTGGGCTGCGCTTCCGGCCTTTTGTGCTAATGCTGCGGCTGCAGGACCTGGATTTTTGATTGCATCGGCCACAGCACCGGTTGCTTTTGATGCTGCTTCCTTTGCTGCGCCTACTGCTTGTCTTGTGGTTTCTACTGGATGTGCTACTGCAGAAGCCGTTGCCTTTGCTCCGGTAGCAATTGCTCTACCTGTTGCAGCTGTAGCTGGAAAGGTGGTAAATTCTTTTGCAACATCTTTTGCACTAAAAAACGGTGGAGGGGGTGGAGGAACAACACCCTCTTCCAGCATTTTTAATTCATGCTCAAGTTTTTTTACTTGTTCATGAAGATCTCTGGCCTTGTTCTTATAAAGGTTTGAGATTAGACTCACGGATTTAGCCCTTCACGCTCTCTTCTATTTGTAGCTCTTCTGGGACTATTACCTTGGTTTGTTGTCCCTGTATTCTCTTTATACGCCGGGTCATAAACATTTGTTCTGAGAGCATTATTTGGGTATGGATCTCTGTTGTCTATTGGGTTTTGAGTTGGCGGTACATCAAAATCACTAACTGTCCAGTTTCTTCTTGGATTTTCTCGTTTTGCTTTCTCTTTCGCATCATTCATGATTCTCAGGAACTCATCTGCTGCTGCAGCATCTCCGCGTTGAGCACGTCTAAACAGATCCATATTTTCATCCATAGCTTTCATTTGAGCAGCATGGATTGCATTAGCTTGCTGAATTGCATCATTTTCTCTAAGTCTTCCAGCAAGATTTGTCTGGTTGTTTACAAGAGTTCTCATGTTTGCTTCTACAGATCCACCAGATGCATCAAAATCACGACCAGTTGCTGCTCTAAACTGATTGCGTGTCATTCTATAAAATGGAGAAATAGGTCTATCGTCAAACGGCAATGCATTTTCTTCAGCTTTTGCTTTATATCTCAATGCAATGTCTGCTGGAGTGGAGTTTCCAAACTGTGGACTTGGTTGGTTGTAACCACTTCTTTCATTAAAAGTTCTTGCTTTTTCTTTTGCTTCTTTGGCAGCTTTTTGTGCATCCTGATATGATCTTTGAGCCTCATCATATGCTTTTGATTCTTGTGCACCATAACTTACTGCAGGAGAGCCATCTGGAGTTGGACCGGCTTCCTCTCTTCTTGTGGCTTCCTTTGCTTTTTGTGCTGCATCAAGAGCTTTTTGTGCTTCTTTTGCTTCTTCTCTCGTTCTTTTTTCTTCGTCTCTGTTTTCTTCTCTTCGGCGTGTTGCAGCAATGCCAGCGGTCTTCAAGGCTTCATTTCTAGCAGCTCTATCTGCCCGATTTGCAGCACGTTCCGATTCACCTCTACCTTTATTTCCAATTCCACCTCTATCTCCTTTTGGCATTCCTCTGGCGCTTCTTAGATTATCAATTAGATCTGCGTCGCTTGCATCACTTGGTGAAGCGCCTGATGCCGTAGATGAAGTAACGGAAGCTGGTAGTGCAGGACCACCGGGACCTCCGGGGACGCCACCAATCACCATCGGTGGTGCCCCTGGCGTCGATGGACTTCCTGTAGACGAAGATGCTGATGGTATTCCTATTGGACCGGGCATCTGCGCTTGAGCATTGGATTGTGCATTTCTTGCATTAATGTTTAAAGAAGGGTTTGCCGAAGCCATTGCAGCCGAACTAAGTTTTTTGGCTGCACTTGCTGCTTGTCCAAAAATACTTTCGGAGATCATTCCAAATGGATTGATGTGTGCTGTCTTCTGGTGTGCTATCGAGCTTGGTTCTGCCTTTTTATGGGTAGCAGCAATATAATTTACCAAATTATTGATTGATGTGTCATTATCAATATTTGGCTTAAAAGTTGATTGCTTATATTGATTATTCTGCTCCATTATGGTTTTGGCTGCAGAATTCAAATTTCCCTGAGATGGTTTTGGGGCCATTGGTTCAGAGTTTTTGTTTAAAAAGTTCTTGACTTCCCAATAAAATTGTCTATCTTGTTTATTATCCATGGCTGTAAAATATTTAGATTTTCATAAATACTTAAAAGGTATGAAGAAACAGGTACTCTTGCTCAATCAAGACAATACCCCCCTGAATATCATTACCGTCAGTAAAGCCTATAAATTGATGTCCCGTGACAAGGTTTGGGGGGATGAAACCAACGAATATTATGAAGTCGCATCAGTATCAAAGATTGTCAAAATTCCTAAAATTTTGATTCTTAAATACTATGTAAAATTGCCTTATAAAAAGGCAGCACCTTCTAGACAAAACATCCTACGCAGAGATCATTTCTGTTGTCAGTATTGCGGTATTGACATGACTCCAAAAGAGGCTACCGTGGATCACGTAATTCCAAAATCCAAAGGTGGAGCTTCCTCTTGGGTCAATATGGTTGCTGCATGCAGAGACTGCAATTTGGCCAAGGGAAACCGAACACCAAAAGAAGCAAAGATGGATCTCAAATCGAAGCCAAAAGAGCCATCCTATGGATTCTTGTTTGAGAACATGCTAATTAGTTTTAGGAAGAAATAAAATGCCAAATTATGCTTATAAGTGTGAAAAATGTGAACATTCGTTCGATGAAATGTTGAAATACGAAGATAGAGATCTTCCAACCACAAAACCCTGTCCCAGTTGCAATAAAAAGAAAATTATTAGAGATTGGGCTGCTAGTGCACCTTCTCTTGCTATGGATGCAACTTTGACCCCAAGCAAGGTCGTGGGAAGCCAGTTTAAAGAAGTAATAGACAAAATTAAAAGCAGCGGTCAGGTTCCAAAAAGATTGCATGGAAAACTTGATGCCAGTGCAAATATGAATGCTGGCCGTATCGTGCGTTAAGCCTTACCCTGCATCATTGCCTTTAAAATATAATAACTGTCTATAACATCAGTAACAGGATTAGTCAGTGAATTTTGACCAAAGACCGAAATTAAATCGGTCTTTGTTTCTTTGCTGAAGGCATCGTACATTGCCTGTTTATCGGCGTTTCCCTTGCCCGTGGCGAGTTTCTTGACCTTAGACGGCTCTACGATGGTCACGGGAACGGCGAGCTTATGGAGCTTGTATTTCAGGATTCCGCAGTTCTCTGCGAGATTGAAAACTCGCCCATGAGAACCGTAAGAATATCCTTCGATGGCTACGTCCGCAGCCCCAACACATAAATTTGTGGCCCATTCTGAAATTGTATCAAATCTTTCGGTATCGTAGGCATATTCCTCAAAACCTTCCCCATTGATATTTGGGGCAATTTTTGTGGCATACTTCTTTGTATTGGTCAAAAAATAAAATGAGCAATTAGCAAAGCAAAACTCTCGCTTCTCGTCATAAAGACAAATTGCTGGGCTGGTTATAGAATAGTCAATTCCTGCTAACATGGAGAACATATATATTTATACCTTGGCCAGCAGCGGTGGTTCCTGAGCATTACGATGAGCGTTTACTTCGATTGGCCCAAAAGGAATGCGTGGAACAACCCCACCGCCGCTGGCTAAAATATTTATAAATATTTGTAATAAAAAGGAAATCATATGGCAATATACTATTGGCGCGGGGCAGTAAGCACTAACGTAAACGACCCACAAAACTGGACACTATGGCCCAGCGGTGCCTCTGGCCCACCCGCTGCACCTACAAAACCAGTTTGGGGATCTGATATCCAGTTTGTAAAATTTTTGTCTTCTGGTGGAACTTTAAATTATCCCATTTTTGGTCCAAGCGGAACTTTAACTGGAAATACTACTTCGGCAGCATCAACTGCTGGAGTAAGATATCTAAAATCAATTAAAGTTGCCGAAGACTTTCCTTTAAATGTTGGTATTAGTGGCGCTACAACATATTTGAATGTATATGCAGATACAGTAAATCTTTACCACGCAGAAAATTCCCATAGCAATGTTTATCTTAACATGCAACCACATCCGACTTCGGGGGTCCTTGGGTATATCAATCCATCCAGTAAAGCACCTGGTGTAAATTATTACATCAAGGGCTACGGTAATGTTTCAGTCATAACCACAGCATACCCAACTTACTCAAATATATATTTGTATAATTTTGATGGATATGTTTATTCATGGGCATCAACATCTAATGATGCTTTTTACTTTGATCCAACTTCTATGATACAAAATGATATGATTTTCCAAGGTAAAGGAAATCAAATTTATATTCAAAAAGGATTTGCAATTCAAAATGACAAATCAATGTTCTTGAGAACATATGCTGGAGATTCTACACAATCGTTGTATCTAGTTCCTCTCGGTATCACCGGCGATACAGGCCCATCAGAAATTACTCAAACAACTTTAAAATTGATAACAGAAGGAAGTAATAATTCTAGACCATATGTCTATGTCGGCCATGGAACGGATTTTACAAATCTTCAAATGCAAGCAGGTCACATTCAATTTGGCCCAGCAGGACCAAACGATGGATGCCGAATAGGACAGGGAACCATGAATAGTGCTACTTGTAAAATGACGATCAGTGATTCGGCAGATGTCAGTATTCTAAGTCCCGGATTTGCCGGAGGAGTAGGTTTTTCAGTCCAAAGCCTTTCTTCAGGCTCCCCGATGCCAATTTATTATAGTGGAAACTATTCCGTAGTATTAGGTGATTCTTCATACTACTGGCAGGGCAATTCCTAATAAAAAAATTAAAATGTATTAAAAAATCCTCCCCTTTGTTGGGGAGGATTTTTATTTTTATCAATATCTTGGGCTGTGAACGTTCATCGACCTTAAAGCCTGTCTCGCGGCTTTCTTTTCTGCTTCTTTTCTTTCTTCGTCACTCATATCCCGGTCTGCAAGATAGCCCTGTATTCCCATGGAAGCAGCTGTACCAACACCTGGAATATAATCTGCAACTTCAGATGCCGCTTCCAATCCAGCTCCCACATAATCTCCTGCTTGGGCTCTTTGTGCCATGGCTGCTATGGATGCTGCAGTTCCAATTACCGGCAAAGCTTTTAGAGCAGCTGCGGATATAGGTTTTGCAACTTTTGCTCCCTTTGCTATTTCCGATGAAGTAGTTTGAACTTGTCCCCGTTGTGCTCGTTTAGCCCGCATTGCTTCGACTCTTTGTTGTATTTCCTCATTTCTTTTTTTGGATTTATAAGCCGAAATAACCTCATCAAAATTTTTAAACGCAGAGCGACCATCAACAAAACTTTGTTGTATTCCTCTGGCAACAGCGCTTCTGGCATCTTTATCCGCTAACATCTTTTGTCTCTTCAATTGAGATCTTTGATGCCGTGTAGCTGAATCAGGCAATTCTCCTGTCTTGTCATTAACTCCAGCAACATCCATACCATATTTCATTGCTGCATTTCTTAATTCCAAATCTCTAGACATAGTATTTCTAGTTTCTAGACTGGCAACTTTATTCAATACATTTTTTAAGTCGCGCATAATAGTATGTCCACCCTGTACACTTCTTGCGTTTACTTCTTGTGGGTCAAATTTATAAGAAGAATACTCGGCTCGTTGCAAATCCGTTATATTTGCACCCCTCCGTTTAAGTATATCCTCTCTTTTAATTTGCGTCTCTTGTGCCTTTTGTTTTCTATTCATCGGATCAACATTTTTTTGATTGGCCACATCTCTCATCTGAGCTCCCTGTTGATAGCCGTGACCACCACCCTCATGGGCTCCAGCAATTTCTGCAGAAATTGGAGAAATATCTGAACTTACTACAATTTCTGAACCAGGAATTCTTATCTTTTCTTTTAACTTGCTTACACCCGGACCAAATTGTTTTACCACATCAAATAATGCTGGCAACGATCTATATGATCCCTCCATTTTTGGTGGCAATTTACCAAAGCCTAATTTAGCATCCACAACAATATTTGAGTTTGCTATAGGAATTTCCGTTTTTGATGCACCACCTTTTAAGTCATTTACAACACTTTCAGCTGCTTTTAGCTGATCTTCAATTGAGGGGGCTTCTGTCAAAAATTCTTTAAATTTGATCATACCAATATTTATAACCCCCCAGGATTACTCCTAGGGGGGTTATAATATGCTCCTCCGACTGGAATCGAACCAGTGACATGAAAGTTAACAGCTTCCCGCTCTACCGACTGAGCTACAGAGGATTGAGGATCAGACTATCTGGCAACCTCCAGCACTGCAGGCAAATTCCTTTGCCGACTCAGTATTGTCTTCTGCCTCATATTTAGAGAGCTCCTTGAAGTTAACCTTAACCTTCGGGTGCGCTGCATATGTTGCAGAATCAATTTGCTCAAATGGAGCCTGAGCGTATGTGTGATTGTCACCACCGGGAAGGAACGAGATGCCTGTTGCGACATCGAAGTTCTCCCAGAGCCAGTTACCGACCTCAAGGAACTCGGAGTCCTTGTAGTTGACGGTGATCGATGGCTTGTGATGGCAGTAATGTTCCTGATAAGTCTTCCACAGATCCAAGTGATCCAATGCACGGAGATCTTCCGTGGTGATTGTGCCTCTTGGGGCCTTCATGGCAAAGGTGAAGACCGCTGTGTTATTAGGATTGATCACATCATCTTCGCAAGGAACGCCTTGATCCTTCATGAGATTGTAAATCGGGTCCTTCTTGTCGATGCGGATTCTACGATAATAGTGTTCCGCATAACGTGGGTGGAGACCCGATGCCGAATCGACCAAGCACGAAGTCGTGCCCTCTGGCTTGATGCATGTAATGGACTTGCTTGGATTGATGCCAAGCTTCTCTGCCCACTTCATGTTCGTTGCCGTTGCATGGTCACGGAGGGTTTCAAGTAGACGCACCAACTTCGGCTTGCCCTCAAGACCACTGGTCAATTTATTATCATAAATTCCGGTCATGCTGACACCGAGCAGACGCTCCTCTTCGCAGTTCTTCTTCCACTCGGGACGAAGGTATGGGAAGTGAGTGAAGGTGGATTGAACCGTGCCGATGATGGTGGCGATCTCAATCTTCTTCTTTAAGGAAGCAGCAGTGTCATCAGGACGAACAACAACAGTTGAAAGATTGCAGAACTCAAATGGCTTGAGAATGATCTCCGAGCATGGATTAGTGCCATACTCGCAGTTCTCGTCACGGCCCCACTTGGCTGCTTGTTCCTGCAATGCCTTGCGGTTGATCATTCCACGCTCACCGCTGTGGCTGTTGTAGAGCGAAGTCCACTCCTCAAGGAATTGGCCCATCGGAGGACGCCCACGGTAGACCGCAGAGTTGTTTGCGTAGGAACGGAACCCAGCCTGCTCCCACCATGCACCGCTCTTGCAGAGAGCCATCTCACGGTCAGAAAGATCGCTGAGGGAGATCATCGCAGAACGACGGACTCCACCGACGATGACGGCGTTTGCAATCGCGCAGCAGATGTCGTGGCACTCAAGAGCAGTGAGTCTGCGTCCTTGTGCATTGTAGAACACCTTGACGATGAACTTGAACAGATTGTCAAGAGGAGCAGGACCACTTGCACGACCACCAAAGGTCTTAAGTCTAGCGCCAGCCGGACGAATCTTGGACAGATCCCACTTAACATGGCGACCTGCGTATAGATGATCCATGAGGAACTTGACTGCGTTGCCCCAGCCTTCCTTTGAGTCTTCAACAACATAAGTGATGTTGAAAGACTTTTCAATTTTGTTTGCAACCTGTGGAAGCTTGTCGGTGTACTGGTGCTCAACGGAGTAACCAACGCCGGTGCCGTTCATGAGCACGACAAAAAGTTCGGCAAATGAATCAAGGCTATCGATTGGCAAGTACGAGCAATTGTACAAGCAAGTGTTGTCGTGATCAAGAGCAGGTCCAGCAGTCATAAGGCTGCGCATGGAAGGCAATACCTCAAGATTGAGAATTGCTTCCTTTACGTCAGGACGCTCTGCGAGTTGCGGAACCTTTGCGGTAAAGTACTTCCACCAGCGGTCAACGCATTCATCCCAGGATTCACGCCGATTGTAATCCGGCATCCAGCGAGAGTAGCGAGAGATGAAAATAAACGATTGAAATGGTGATAAAATTTCTGCCATATTTGAGACTCCTTTGGTGGGTGTCTTTATTTAGTTGTTAGAGTTTGCCACGAAACCGGGAAAAGTGGAGCAATAAGTTGTCCGATTGCCTCGGCAAATTTTTGAATTTCCCACTGTGCGTGACTGTCGATTCTCAGGTTATAAACACGGGCAAATGCGTAGAGAGAACCAGTCCACACAAATTCCGTATAAGTTCCTTGTGGCAAGATTGAACGGGCTTGCTCGGGGGCAACACCATCTGCCAAAAGTTTATTGTAAAGATCAAGACACTCGTTGACGACACCTTGGTATTCCTGTCGCAACTTGATGCACATATCCATATCTTCGATTGCACCGCTGCTTCCTTGCTTTGCACCATCGGTAGGTGCACCACGCCACATAGGAACATAGATTTCCGGTTCAAACGTGACATATCTGCGACTGACCTCGTTCATGACAAGACCAATCTGGTGCTTGCCAAGCTGTGCACGAACAAAGATCGGGCACTTGATGCGCAAGCTGATCTGCGGATGACAGAATGGAGTAAAGTGATTGTGCTTTGCAAGATACTTGATAAGCTTTGTATCTTTCTCCAGCAATTTTTGTTCCTGATAGCCAGTCCAGTTTTTCTCTGAATCCCAATAACTTTCCTTGTTGAAGGAAACTCTTGCGGCGTTGACAACACTGAGATCCGATCCCATATAGTCAACCAGATCAACATGTCCATGATCCAAAACAAAATACTTAGTCTGCGCCATTTTTATGTTCTGAATCTCTGTCATTTTCATCCTCATCATCATCAACAAGTTCAATTTTTACGCCTGGGATCTTTGTGAAGTCTGCAGCGTAATCTCTTGCACGGGCCCAGAGCTTTGGATCCATTTCCTTTACATATTCACCAAAGCGCTGAACAAACGTTAAATAAGCTTCGCTAGCCTTGAGGATATCTTCCTCTGAGATTTCTTCTTCATCCATTTTAAACCTTCTTCCAGTTAGTATATTTCATCTTAGCCTTAAGTCCAGAATAAACATTGTTGATAATGAGCTTGTAGGTTATTTCCAAACCGTAAGCCATTACCATGTCGTTTACATCCTTCTTATTGATTTCAGAAGGCCATATCACGACATTTCTTCCAGAGTCAATGTACTTTCCAATGAGGTGGACTATCTCTGCGTTTCTAGGCTCATTGTCGAATATGAACACCACATTCGATTTTTTGATCTTTTCTGGAAGTGTCTCAATCCATCCTGCACCTTGGAGTGCAACTCCGTTCGGCAGGAACATCGAATCAATCGGCCCTTCGGTTACATATACCGTTGAGCGGGGATCTACTTTATCTAGGTTATACCAAAGACGCTCGCAACCTTGTTGTTTGAGCGTGATATAGCGGATTGCATTCTCGCTGAACGCTCGTCCTTGTACGCCCAAAAGCTCTCCGCTTTCATCGTAGAAGGGAATGACAAGCCGTTCCTCCGTCTTGCCATCCCGATCAAAGGATCGCATGATCTTGCCAAAATCAGCAGTGTAATAAAAGTTGCTGTACTTTTCTTTCGGAATAAATCTAGATTGAACATACTTTACCGCCTTATGGTCTGCGTTGAGCAGGTCCAGTCTTGTCCCGAGTTCTGTAAATACAGGCTGACGCTTCTCGGGCTTGGCCTCTTCTTCCAAGACTGGATTTTTTTCTTTGTAGATTTCGAATGCGTATTCCTTGCAGAGAGATGGGCTGACACTTTCAAGTACAGAATATAGATTGCAAGCAACACCGCAATTGTGACATTTGTATACATAATTTCCTTTGTGCTCGACCTGACAGAAGATTAACATACTTCTTGTCAATGTATAGCATTATTTAGCGCCTTCAAAGGTCCAGTTGATGGCCTTGTTCTTCTTCTTTCCGAACTGTGGATTGAATGCCTGACCATCCGAACCTGAGCCAAATGCTTCCTCATCGGTATTGTTTGCGTTGATGAGGTTATTGTTTGTATTGTCAACATCGAAGAACTTCATCTTGGATTTGTTGACTC